GAAAGTTTCACCAAGTTCCATGTATCATCAGAAGATTGCCCTAGAAAGAACCAAAAGTTTTTAGATAGGGAAAAGAATCGTATGAGTGAACTTCAGTACGCTCAGGAGTACCTCGGCGAGTTCTGTGAAGAGTTGATGCAATTCTTCCCATCTGATTTGATCCGTCAGTGTATGACTATCTATTCCAGACCGCCAAAGAGTAAAAAGCGATACATGGGTGTAGATGTGGCACGGATGGGTGGCGATGAGACTGTGCTCTATTCTGTTGAGAAGATAGGTAAGAAGTTATATTCTTTCGATATGGATGTGACAAGAAAAACGTATCTCACTGAAACTGTGCAAATGATTAAGCATAAGGATAAGACTTATAACTATAAAAGGATTTATATTGACGATGGCGGTTTAGGCGTAGGCGTGTTTGATCCTCTCCTTGATGACCCACAAACGCGGCGCAAAGTGGTCGCTATAAACAATGCTGCTCGCAGTCTCGACCATGAGGATCGGAAAAAGAAGTTGTTGAAGGAAGATTTATACTCGAACTTGTTAACATTGATGGAAAAATGTCAAATTCACCTTTTGAACCGTCCCGAGGTGTTTAATAGCCTAAAATCGATACAAGTTGAGCATAAAGAGGGCAAAATGAAGATATTTGGGAAGTATTCGCACATTTGTGAAGCTATTATCCGTGCAGCGTGGTGCACAAAAGACAAACGTTTAAATATATGGGTTGTATAGGTAAATAGTATGGCAGACACAGGAATATTTGCAACAACTGCAGAAGTGCAGAGTAAAGCGGGAGCTAACGCTTCACCAACTTCAAACGCCGAAGCTTACATTAACGATTACATGACTCAAGTGGAAGCGTACATCAACACTTATACAAGGGTGAACTACTCTGACACTTACGCGGCACTAGATGTAGATGTGAAAGGGTTATTGAAAGAAGTTTCGTCAAACTTGGCAGCTATATACATTATCAACTACGATATGAGCGGTTTCGCTAGCAGGAGTGAAGCTGAGTCAATGATAGACACGTTGAGAGACGGAGCTATGAGGGGGTTAGCGTTACTTCGTGATAAGAAGTTTACGGATTTCGTGGATGACGCATGACTTTAAAGCATTCCCTGAGCTGGCTGGAGAAGACCTTGATCTATACACATGGCAAAGCCCTCACATACAGCTGTTTGAGGATTTCACGGCTCTTGTGGTCAAAGTTCATGATGGAGATACGATCACTGTACGCATACCTGAAAGATCTTTTGACTTTCCTATAAGGTTCAATAACTCTGCTGCTCCAGAGTTGAGTGAGAAGGGTGGCCATGCTAGCAGAGATTGGTTGAAGAGTAAACTTGAAGGAGAAATGGTGGAATTGTTAATAGATAGAGACAATAGAGTGGAAAAGTGGGGACGATTGTTAGGTCAAGTGAACCACATGGGTATAGATATGGGCTTCGCATCAGCGATGGCTGGCCACAGCGTGCCTTGGGTGCAACGGAACGACATGGTGTTCCCGAAATGGGACGTAGATTTTGAGGTGGAATCATAATGGTAATGGGTACAATCTTTCGGAAGTTAGGCAGTGACCGTATCAGTAGCTTCTCCTATGATGAAATTGTATCAGCTACAGGCATAGTAAATCTGTACGCTGTCAGAGGTGGCGCAGGTGCTGAATCTATCCTCACTCCTAACACAACCATCCAAGGCGTATCCCCTATATCTGGTGGCGCGGTTGCAGGCGGTGGAACATCTTTAGTAACTGACATAGATTTCGATTTACTGGTGAACAGACAAGTTACGTTGAAAGGTGCAACCATCGTAAACTTTTCAGTACAGAATACACAGAATACTAATGATATATATGGTATTGTCTATGTAAGAAAATGGGACGGTGCGACTGAGACAGATTTAGCGTCAGATCAGAGTGGAACACAAAACCTAGGAGTTGAAGCTTTACCTTTCTCCTCATACTTAGACATACCTGAGACTGTGTTTAAAGTGGGAGAATATATCAGATTATCGGTAGTGATAACGACGACATCATCGAACACTGCCAACATTTATTTAGCTCATGATCCTTCGGATAGTGTAGCTATAAGTGGTTGGACGGCTACAACTAGCCAAAGGATAACCTTCCCAATGCCAACCAAAATCGTGGAGTAAAAATGTCAGAACTAAAAATAGCAAGCGCTGAGATCAGCAATTTCGAAGGGACAATCACTGACTATTCAGTGGATCCCCAGATAACAGACGGAGCTGGTGATACTAACGAGTACGAATATATTAACGACAACTGGTCACAGCAGTTAGGATACTATAAGGCCATCCCTGAGCTACAGGCAGCCATCGACGCTAAAGCGACGTGGACCGTCGGTAAAGGTTACCAGTCTAACGAGATAACTGAACTCTTGCTAATGCAAATTAAAGGGTTCGGTGTTGACACTTTCAACACTATACTAGAGAACATGATCAGAACTTATAACATCAGCGGCGACAGTTTCGCGGAGATCATCAGAGATAAGGGTGGTCGGTTGATCAATATTAAATGTTTAGACCCTAGCTCCATCAAGATTGTTGTGAACCGTCAGGGTAAGATTAAGCGTTATGAGCAACTGTCCAAGATTAAAGGTCAAAGTTCTAAACGGTTCAAACCTGAAAGAATCTTACACTTATCGCGGAACCGTGTGGCTGACGAAGTGCACGGCGTTTCACTTATCGACGCAGTGGAGTGGATCATCTTAGCGAAGAATGAAGCTATGGACGACTTAAAACAGTTGATGCACCGTCACGTGAAACCTGTGGTAATCTTCCACTTAGACACTGACGATACTGCTGAGATAGCTGCCTATAAAGCGAAGATGGATTTAGCTTACACACAGGGTGAAAATATTTATGTGCCGAAAGGTGTAGTAGTTCCCGAGGTGCAAGCTGTCGCATCTAACGCAACGTTAAGCCCTCTACCTTGGATAACTTACCTGGACAACAAATTTTATCAAGCTTGCGGCGTACCACAGATCATAGTTGGTGGCTCTCAAGAGTTCACTGAAGCTACTGCAAAGATTGCGTACCTCGCGTTTGAGCAGACGATTGAGGAAGAGCAGTTGTATATAGAAGAACAAATCTTATCACAGTTAAACTTAGAGATTGAGCTAGAGTTCCCTGCAAGTTTAGAGAATGAGTTACTTGCAGCTGAACAAAAAGGCGAAACTATGCAAGCTTCCACACCTGAGGACACAGCAGTACAAGGTATGCCTCTAGGGAGGACAGCATAATGGCTCTAACATCCCCCTCAGGTAAAAAGTTCACAGCTAAAAGCAAATATGATCCTAAAAGGAAAAAGACTAAACTGGAACCTGAAGAAAGAACCCGACTTCCAGGAGATGTAGAAAGGGGATGGGGTACAAGGGTAGAATCTAGAGAAGAGTTTGATACTAGGAAAGCTCAAGAGAAAGCCGATTTTATTGGTCCAACTCAAGAAAATAAACCAACATCGCAGCCAACCCAACCAGTGGCCGACCCAGTGGCGGAACAAAGTGTGGCGCAGAGTTTAGGTCAAGGTGATTTGATGGGCGCATTACGAACTCTCCTAAAAAAAGAATCTATGTTTGAAAGGGGTATTGGTACAGCTGGCACATTTGAAGAAGGCCAACCCTTGGACCCTCTCAGTACTGTAGGAGAAATTGGATTGGCCAGCTCTGGTGCTGTGGGTAGTGGTGGCGCAACAAGTGCTGGATTGAAAGGTTCTCAAGCTATTGATGAAGCTGCAAGATTGGCAGATGACGCTTTAAGGGTAGCGCAACAACAAGCTGACGAGTTAAACAAATTGGCTGAGACAGCGTTAAAAAGTTCAGACGCTTTAATCTCTTTCGAGCAAGCAAAATTTAAGATATTAAGTAATAGGCAAGCTATGGATTTGTTATTCTCCGACCTAGACCTAAAAGGTGCAGCAATAGCTCGAGGGGAAGCAACTTTTGGTAAGGTGGTAAACAGTGCCCAAGGTATTGTGAAACCAGGTGAAGCTTTAGTTGACGTGTTTAGAGGTGGAAAATGGGTTAAAGAAGTGCCTAACACTAAAGAAGCCAAATTAGCCCAAAGTTTACTATCTAAGACACTTAGTGCCATAACTCCTAATCACCTCCTATTGGGTACAGCTGGAGTTGTAAGTGCCTATATGTTTACCGTGCCATTCCAATTTAATGTAAGGCAAGACACTTTAATGTCATTAAGGATTGAGTTAGGAAAGGCTGAAGAAGTTGGGGACATAGATTCGGCCAACAAAATCAATGAAAGAATACAATCAGTATCTAACTTTTCTCTATGGGATGGCATAAAAGCGGTGGCTGGACCATTAGGTTTAGTGGCAGAATTTGTAGAAAACAGTATAATCCTAGCCCAGACTGGAAATGAAACTATTGAACGTATGGAAGATGAAGCAGTAAAAACGGCTGAAGCAACTGCGAAAGCTGAAGAGCTAGCTAGCTTATCTATTGAAGAAGCTATTGCTATGGTTGACGCTGGCGACGTTACTCTCTTTGATCTACCTGACACAATACAGTCAACAGTGCGGGCACAGATAAGTAATAGAGAGTTTGAAGCTGCCCAGTCTGACACAGAATCGGCAGCAGCGAGGGATAACCGAATAACTGAGGCGGAGTTTGAGCAGAACAAATGATTGAAGAAATGATCGCATACGGTGACTTAGGGTTAAGCATGGTATTGCTAATATTTTTATACCCGAAGATCACTCGATTAGAGACTGACGTTAAAAACATCAAGGAGCAAATGAAAAATGGAAGAAAATGAAACAGGCAAAAAAGTACCCACCGCTATTGAACAGGCTCGTGACCTGTTGGCGGAGATTAAGAAAGAGAATGAAAAGAAAGAAGCGATGATACAGCAAGAGCAAGAGATGAGGGCAGAGAATATGCTCTCTGGCAATGCCGACGCTGGCCAACCTTCTCCTGAGAAGAAGGAAGTTTCCCCTGTAGAGTATGCTAAGAAGGTGTTGGCTAATGACATCTAAGAAGCCTAAAATACCCAAAGACTTGGGTTTAAAGATAGGATCGCCCATGGAAATCCTTTGGGGTAACGTGCTTCAAAACTCTGAAGTGAACCTAGAGAATGCTAAAAGTGAGGTAGTTATCGCAGAAGCTATGATAGAGCTTGCTAAAGGCAAGATAGAGGAAGAAAAGGAAAAGTTTAAATAAACTACCAATATAGTATATAGTACAATGGCAAGCGCAGTAGCAGTATTAATGATCGAAACGGAGCTCCCTATCATGATGACATGTGCAGAAGGGACAAGTATTCCTAAGGGCACATGTTTAAAACTAACAGACCCATTCACAGTTATAGCTAGCTCAGCTGGTGATGATGAATTTGGTGGCATAGCTGCTGAAGAGAAGATCGGTGGCGATGGTAAAACTATGATGGCAGTATACAGAGGGGGTATATTCAAGGTAGAATGCGGTACCTCTGGCGTAAGTGTAGGTAAACCTGTCAAACTAGAAGCAGCTAACGAGTTCACAGATACGACTGCTAATGATAGCGACAATGGTTACAATTGGGGCATGGCTCTAGAGACAGCTACAAATGGCGAAACATTCTTATTAGATTTAGGGAGGAATAACTGATGGCATACGACGAATCAGCTGAGGCAGACATTAGAGGTCTGGACGTAGATAAGCTAGTAAAAGGTTTCGGCGAACTACTCCCAACATTCAAAAATTTTACTAATAAATCAACTACAAGTGCACGAGAAATCAGATGGTACAGGAAAGGTTTAGCGTTGGCTACAGCTATGAACGCTTTAGACACTCC